TACTCGCTCATCTTCAGAAGTATAAAAATGGTTCATAATGTTCATAATTAGTTTATAATTATAGCTCTACTATTTTATTTGCCATTGCATTTAGCTCGCATAACTCCCTTATTTTGGCTTGCTGCTTTCCCATCTTAAATAGATAAGTAGCTAACAACTCCTCGTAAGCGTCTATGTCTACCGCTTGCTTATAAGCTAAGTTAATCAAATTATCTAAATTTTGCAAGTGTTTAGTTTGCTCTGTCTTATCTCCTGAGTATTTAGCGAGCTTAATCTTCATATCTCGTACTGAACGCTCCGCCTCTTTGCAAATAGCTGGCTTGTTTAAAATCTCTTTTGCTTCTTGGTCTGTCATTGTTTTATGTAGTTTAGTATGTGGCAAATAACGTCTATTGTCCATCCGTTACCAATCATTTTATATCTTTGGCTATCGCTAACGTAGTTGGTGTAGTTGTCTTTTACTGTTTGTAGCCTTTCGCATTCAATAGGTGTTAGTCTTCTTATTCTTGGTAGATTTAAAAGGTAGCTTCTATCCCCTCCAAGATTAGCACATAAAGAAGGGCTTATACCGTTTATATCATAAACTCTATTTTGTTGGTAAGGCTGAACCCCTCCACTTTCTAAACTTGGGTTTACTTGTTTAACTTCTCTTGATTTAATTATATTATCAGTTGGACACAATGAGGCGTTTGCTCTTAAACAATTTGCTTTGTCTTCTTCTTTTTTTATTGTAAATCCAAATCCAGTTCCTTTAGAGTTATGTCGTTCTTTATGAGAGTCTAAAAAATTTAAAAACTTTTTACTTAAAAAATACTTTTCATCAACGTTTTCTTTTATATAATTTGTCGTACCAGCTCTATAAATGTGTTTTGTAACTATTGGCTTTGCTTTACCTTCAAGGTTTGCAAATTCTGGTTTATAATAAAAGTTTTTTGTTCCTGTTTTAGAAACATAATTAACCATTTTATCACTTAAATAATAATTTGGATTTGCGCCATCTTGTAGAATATGTTTTAATAACAATCCCTTGTCTTTTGGTTGCTCTATAATGCTTTCGGGAAATCCAAATAATCCCGAAGGCTCTAAGCCTATGTTAGTCCAATAAATACGTTTGCGATTTTGAGCTGAGACTAAAGAGGAGTTTATGTGAATTCCATTTACTCCTATTGCCTTAGATAAAACCTTTTCCCAATGCTCGCCCATCTCTACGTTTTCAAGTAAAAAGTATTTAGGTTTACATTCATTTAGTAGCCTCATATACTCCCAAAATAAATAAGATTGTCCTTCAAACTCAAAGCCTTCTTTTTTTAATTGTAAGTAATGCTCTAAAGTTAAAATCTCTTGTTCGTCTTTAGTTGACATACCTTTACGTTTTCCAGCAAAGGAAAAAGACTGGCAAGGAGAGCCGCCCATTAATAAATCAATCTTAGGTAGAGAATAACCATCTACATCTATAACGCTTCCTATCTGTTTAGTATTAGGATAGTTTGCCATAGTTACCGTAATAGCATATTTATCTATTTCGCTTGCAAAGTAATTATCTACTTTAATTCCGTTTCTTTCGAGTGCTTGCTGACCGCAAGACATCCCATCGAATAAACTTAGTACGTTCATATTAAAAAGGTGTGTCGTTAGTTGTTGCGAATATATCGTTAATGGGGTCTTTTACAAATTCATCAGTAGCGTAAGCGTATTTTTTGGTGTTATGCACGTGGTCAAACTCATAAAACCTTTGAGTAGCCCAATCAATATGAAGTATACACTCTCCAAGCTCACCATAGTATTTAGGTTTAACCTTGTCTACGGTTATCTTATACGGTTGGTGGTTGTCTTTTGACTCTTTATGAACTACGACTATGTTTCTTCCGTTATTATTCCACTCAGAGCCTCCCATTAAATCGTATACGCTCGGCTTCTTAACGCTGCCATCTTTAACTTGCTTGGGATCAGGGTTTTTAGGGTGAATAATTATGAATGAATGCATCTTGTTTACATCCATAAAGCGGTTACGTAGCGAGAGTATCTTACGTAAATAGTCTGCGTTGGTTGGCTCTCCTTTGTGAGCCAAATAATTCCAAGAGTCTATAACTGCGGAGGTGCATTTGTTCTCCTTAGCATAGTTCCAAAAGGCTTCGGGTTCGATGTTATGCTCTGCGGAAATAAATTTAAAGCTATCGCAAAGTGTAGTAGAGTATTTTGCTATGTCTTTTTCTGTGATAGAGTTTGGATAGTTCTTTTCAAAGGTCTTCCCACTTAGCTTATGCATAAGATTTGAGATTACCTCGGTGTCCGAACCATCATCGGGCATATAAACGCAATGTCTCCAACCTTGATTTAAAGTAAGACCCATCATTATTTCCTTTAAAAAAAGAGATTTACCAAAGAAAGGATATCCCGTTATGTCGGTACATCCACCTTTAACAAAGGTTAACTGACTATCGAAGGAGTTTAAACCTATCTTACTACCTTCGGGTAATCCGTTTTTGTGTAAGCTCATCAGTTGGTCAAGTATTTGGCTGCTCGATTTTATCATAGTATTTGCGTTTTGATTTTATAATCTCCCATATTTACAAATCTCTCTAACTTATCGGGGCGAGTAATGAACTCAAGAGTAATATACTTGTAATTTGACTCGATATGGTGTGGGTCTTTACTGGCGTTAGTAATAGCTTTTACTATATCTTCTTTAGTATAGCCCTCCTTTAGTCTTTGCTTTAATTGGGTCTTGGCTTTAGTTGGTATAACCCTCGCTTGCTTACCTAAAATAGAGTTAAACAGACTTAGCAGTTTACTGCTATCTATTTGTTGCTCTTCTTCTTTCTCTTTCTCTTTCTCTTGTACCGAAGGGGCTTGGCTACCCCCTTGCGTACCCCCTTGGCTACCCCCTTCTATAGGCTCTATTATAGCCCCATCAATAGGGTTACCTAATAGGTCAGTTTTCATTTTTTGCTTATAGCCGCTTACGCTTTGCTCAATAGAGTGGCGTTGGCTTTCATAACAAATATTCACAATAAAATTTAACCCATTAGGGTCTTCATCTGTAAATTGCTTGTTAAGGATAGCGAGTAAAAAATTAAGCTTGTCTTTGTCGTTGCCTAATTCATTAAGTACATCGTAGTAACTTCTTAAAAAGTTAAACGCTTTTCTTTTGGTTGGTTTTTTTGCCATTACGTATCACGGTTTTTTTTAGGTATAGAAGGGTAGGTCGTGATACATTTTTAAGATGTCCTACCCCTATACCAAATATCTTTAGGTTAAAATAATGTATCACGCAGCAAAAGTATAAATACAATCCAATAAAAAAAATAAATTTGTATATGGTTATAATTTTAAGCGACCTTCCGAAGATAAGTTTAAACAAATGGTATGCGGGAATGCATTGGACTAAGCGTAAACAAATAAAGGATGCGTATATGCTAATAGTTAAGAGCCAATTTAAAGATGTTCTCCCCGCCTCTAATAGATACGATACTGAATACCACTTCACTTTTAAAAGCAGACCATTGGATGCCTCTAACTGCGTTGCAATGGTAAAGATGATTGAGGACATAATATTCGAGAATGATGGGTATAAGATTATCAAGAGCATTCTAATAACGAGCGGAAAAGGAGTCAATGATCAGGTCATAATAACTATAAATTCTTGAGCTTAAAATCTGCTATTTTAAAAATAAATAAATAAAAATGCTTGGTATTAAAGTTTAATACTATATTTGCTGCACAATAACGGAGTAACAATGACAAACACAATCACTAAAATAATTTTAACAGACTTTAATAAAAAGACTTTTTTTGGTCAATATAAAAAAGTATTTACTGCTTTTAATAAAGATTCATTAGGTTTTTGTGAAGGTGCTTACGAATTAGACTCAAGCGGTGAATTAGACACTAATGGAAATTACATACTTTTAGTTTCTCAACATCCCGAAAGTATTGTCCAAGAAAGATTAGATAGAATAAAAGGTATTACTTATAAAATAATTGATAACAATTAATAACAAATAAAAATGAACGTAAAAGCAAACCAAAAAAACAGAACCTTTACTATTAGAGTAAACGGAAACAAGTTTCGAAGCCTTAAATTCTGCAAAGATACCTTCGAGGAATTGGAGTATAATACAGAATCAGACTGGCGTAATTTTTTAGAAAAATCTAACTCTTATTATTTTATAAAATGAAAGAGATGATTTTAAAAGTAGGAACGATTTTTATGCCACTCGGTTTTATGACTGCTTTGGTAGACTACCCAATTTATGGAACTATTAATTTTGTGATAGGCTTCGTATGTCTTCTTGAACTTATAGATTTAAAAATTAATAAGAAAAATTAACATACAAGTTAAAATAAAATAGCCTTGTATTAAAACTAAACACTATATTTGCCAAACAATTAAAAACAATGATAATAGAATTAAACACAGACGAACGCACTTGGCTAATGATAGCCGTTACTGCTAAAATCAATTCAGCAAACGAGAATTTTAAAACTACTCAAGATTTATATTGGTCTGAACAAGTAGTATATTTAACTTCATTAATGGAAAAATTATGATGGTAGATTTAAACTTAAGAGAACGTAGCTTAATAGCTTTACTAATTGTTGACGAAGTAAATCTTATAAAGCAATATAGAAGTCAAGTAGTTTCAGAAACTGCCTTAGAATACGCTGACGAAAAAATAGATGCATACCAAGAAATTTTAGCAAAAATATAATGGAACAATTAGCCCACAGAATAAACACCTTTGACTACTACTTCGAAATGTCTGACGATTCAAGTAAGTTTAACCAAGGTAGCCACGAGCAATATTCGATAAATATTGAACTACAAAAACTTGATCAGGCAAGTATAAACGAGCTGAGAAATTTAATAACTAAAGATTTAACCTTAACACATAGATATTTTAATGCACTTTAACGATTACATATCCAACCAAATGACAAGAGCCATCAAGTCAAATACAAGCCGCTCAGAGCGAGAAGTAATAGCGGTTAATAATGGCATAAGCATTCACACTCTTAATACCGTGATTACTGGCGAGCGTAAAGTAACATCCTTCAACGCTACCGCCTTAACTGAACTCATCAAATTAGCTATACGTAACGCTAACAAAAACGGAAAGACATTAGCTGAGTATTACCACAAAGCAAAAGGAGCAGCCGAAGCCACCCCTTTAAAAGTAAACAATCATTAACAATAACAAAGCAAAAGTAAACATTATGAATATATACACCAAATTAGCCGCAGTCAAAAAAGAGGTAGGGATTATCTCTAAAGACGAAACCAACCCATTTTTCAAATCTAAATACTTTGACATCAACGGACTTTTAAAGCACGTAGAGCCATTATTACAGAAGAACGGTCTACTACTATTGCAGCCTATAATAAATGGCGAGGTAGTGTCGCAGATAATCGATATAGACAACGGAGATAGCGTTACAAGCTCAATAGCTTTACCTAATATCGAAGACCCACAACGTATCGGAGGATGTGTGAGTTATTACCGAAGGTATACTTTGCAGTCACTTTTATCACTTCAAGCGGAAGATGACGATGCCAACGCAGCTACTCAAGCAGTAAAAGCTAAAGTAGATAAGCCTTGGATAAATGAAGGAGATAAGGTTTGGAATGCTGCTCTTGCTAAAAGCGTAACACTCCCAAAGCTAAGAGAGCATTATGCTATAAGTAAAGTTAACGCAGAGAAGTACGAAAACGCTTTAAAAGGAATTTAAGATGATAGATAAGATATACGATAGAGCCGTAAGCGGAGAATTAGACCCACTACTGGCTTACGCCCAAGCTAAAACCTTATTAGCTACCTTCGAAAAACAAGTCAAAGACTTAGAGGAACTTTGCAACGAGGAGATTGACAAGTACCCTAAAACTTTCGAGCTTGATGGTTTCCAATTCGAGAAGAGATCAGGCAGAACCATGTACGACTTTAAGCATATTAGCCAATGGAAAGATTTAGACAATGCTAAGAAAGATTTAGAGAACGATTTAAAAAATGCTTTAAAATTGAATGGCAAGATACAAATGGCGGATGCTGATGGTATAGAGTTAGAACTACCTAAAGTAAGCTACACCAAAGACTCACTAATTATTAAGAAAAAGCAATGAGCCAAAGACAATTAAAACAAGAACTAACGCACACCAAGCAAACACTTATATCTATGGGTATGTACATTGCAGAGCTTGAGGATGCCTTAAAAAAGCGTGGATACATGGAAGAGCGAATCCAAGGGATGCGTAAAAAGCATAATTTAAATAATACCTATATGGGGATGGGAGATGGTGACATAATTACGTTCGATAAAATAATGAACTTAGTTTGCCTACACTACCAAGCAGACTCCGAGGATATAAAAGGTAAGCGTAGATTTAGACACTTAGTAAATGCCCGCCATATGTTCTGCTATCTTGTCAAAAAGAATATGCCGCAAAGCACTTTAAAAGAGATAGGGGCTTACCTTGGAGGTAGAGACCATTCAAGTATCATACACGGGCAGCAAAATACCACCTCATTTTTAACCTTCGATAAAGCAGTACAAAGAGACTATCAACAAATAATAAAATCAATATGAAAAGCACCATTAAAAAAGTAGAGCAAATCCTAAGAGACCATCCCGAGACAAGAGACGATTTTAAAAAGTTAATACGCAAATCCCTTCAAGAGGTTTACGGAGTTAACGTATTGTCCGCTATGATAATCTCAGAGCATTACAAAGAGGTTGAAACCATCCTAAGAGCAAACCGAAAAGCCCAAGAAAACAACGAGGAGTTGAGAGGCGAAAATAGAAAGTTTCGCAAAGAGGTTATCACGGATCAGGTCAAAAAGGATTTAGGTTACAAATGAAAGCAGCCGTAGAATTATACTTGCTATCTGTTAGAATGCTCACCGCTGCGGATGCGGTGGGCTTACCCGAGAACGGATTTAAAAAGGCGATAAGGTCTTTTGAGAGTTGGGCAAGTACGCAGAGCGAAATAGTCGAAGGATTAGACCCCGAAGTACACGCTCGAGTAGTGCATAACTTCAACGTGATTATCGATAGCATAGACCACGAGACCTTATCTTTACCCATTGGAGAATTAACCGTAGAAAAATGAGCTTGAATATAAAACTAATCCTAATAGTAGCGATATCGGCTACTCTATTTATCTTAACTTTGGTTTATATTGGCAAGCAAAAAGAAGCTACCAATCCTCCGAGAGTAATAACCTTAACAAATACCGACACTATCTACAAAAAAATAGAAAAAATTAACCTTAAGTCAGACACAATTATTAAAAAATATGAGACAAAAACTAACAATTATCGTACTGCTACTACTACTAACAAGATTAGCCTATTCGCAGACCGTATTAATCGACAATAATACTGGCGATACTACCATTTGCATAACCTTAAATCAGATGGATAGGGTCTATATTGAACTAATCCAAAAGGATAGCTTATTAGAGCAAGCCATTTTAAGCCACTCTAAAGAGGTTTTACTATACGAGTTGATAGATAGTGCCAAAAAGGATATAGAGTTCTTAGAAACGCTTGTATATGCCATTGATAGCGAGAATTTAGGTCTGCATTTGGAGAACGAAAACCAAAAGACTCAAATTAGGACAAATCGAACCATCTCTTTTATTAGTCTTGTAACCCTATTTTTGTTTATTGCTTTATGAACAAGGACATAGCAAAGGAATTAGACCTCGAATGCAAAGAAGTAGCGAGAAGGTTCTCTAACGCTAATCGAGAAGGTAATTTTAATAAAGAAACTTTCGAGGTAGAGGAGATTATATCAATGTCAGACCATACCGCCACGGTTGTTTTTAAAAAAAATACGGGCAAATTAGCCGCTGCTTTCTTCTACTACATCGCAAAGGGTTACTCTAAAGGATGGAGATACTTTTTTCCAACCGACTCACACATCAACGGGCTTGCCGCCTTTCATTATTTCAAGCTCGAAGTAGAGCGAAAGAACTACGACAAGAATTTTTAATAGTGCAGTAAGACGCTCTTTTGATACGCTTTTATTCGATAATATACGTAAATGTATGCTAAAGTGCAGTATAACGTACTTTTATATGCTTTAATGTAGTA